AACTTCGAAGGCAAAGCTTCCACTATGAGTCCATTTGAGACCTATCAACATTATCTTTCACTCAAAAGTCATTTTACAAATCCAAAATACGATTTCTTTAAATATGGTGGGAAGTCACGGGCAACTATGACTTCCTTCAATAAACGTAAGGATAAGTATTTTTTTGAGAAATCTTCAAGAAAATATTCCGATAAAGAAATTGTAGATTTTCTTGTATCAAACTTTGTTGCCACAGACAACCCACAAAACATATGGATCGGTCAAATTATAAATTCTGGAGAAGAAACATACCGAGAGTGGATGAAACGACAGCAGAGTTTGACCTACTTGTTCAAAGAACAATCGGAAGAATTACTCTCGGAAATCAAATTAGAAGATGCCTTCAAATGTTCGAAAGGTCATCCACCAGTTCTAAAAAAATTCCTGGGTGGGAAGATTTCACCTGAAGTCTTAGTAATTTATGATATACTATTTCAGTTCGGGAATGTCTTTGATAAGAAACTTTTAGACCCTGTATGGGAAACCGTAAGTTTGAAAATTCGGAAATACAAACCCTTTCTAAATATCAACGTGTTCCAATATAAACAACTTTTACGGGAAATAGTTAATGAGTAAATTCTTTGATTCTGAATTGATTCGGGAAGAACTTGAAGAAATCAATGAACTTCAAAGGTTCATTTACGGAAGCATCCTTACTTTCGGTTCAATGTCCCGTGAAAATAAATTAGAACACATTGAAAAAATGATTTTGTTGCTAGAAAAGCAACGAATTATGTACACAAGACTTTCTCTTTCTGATGACCCACAAGCGATTGAGATGAAAGAGAATTTGAAAAAATCTGTGGCTATTATGGGATTTCCTCCGGACACAGATATTAGTTTACTTTTTAATAGTATGAATAAAACTATTGAGTCTCTGAAACAATTTATTGACAGATGAGACTATTCTTGTTATAATATCCAAGTAAATCCAAAACATCCAATTAATCCAAAAATCCAAATGAGCTTTTCTGATCTTAAGAAACAATCCAAACTTGGTTCCCTGACTGCTAAACTGGTCAAGGAAGTCGAAAAAATGAATAATAACGCATCATCTGGTGATGATCGCCTTTGGAAACTCGAATGTGATAAAAGTGGCAATGGTTATGCCGTCATTCGTTTCCTCCCTGCTCCTGATGGGGAAGATCTTCCTTTTGCTAAACTTTACTCCCATGCCTTCCAAGGACCTGGTGGTTGGTATATTGAAAACAACCTCAGCACAATTGGACAGAAAGATCCAGTTGGTGAACTGAACTCCGAACTTTGGAACAACGGTACTGATGCTGGTAAAGAACTTGCACGTAAACAGAAACGTAAACTGACTTATATCAGCAATATCTATGTGGTCAAGGATCCTACCAATCCCGATAATGAGGGCAAAGTTTTCCTTTATAAGTTCGGTAAGAAAATCTTTGATAAGATTACTTCTGCTATGCAACCAGAGTTTCAGGATGAAACTCCTATCGATCCTTTTGACTTCTGGCAGGGTGCTAACTTCAAACTGAAGGCAAAGAATGTTGCCGGTTATCGTAACTATGACTCCAGTGAATTTGCCCCACAAGGTGCTCTTCTGGACGATGATGATGCGATGGAAGCAATCTGGAAGAAACAGTATTCTCTTGCCGAACTTATTGCTCCAGATCAGTTCAAGACTTATGATGAACTGAAGAAGCGTCTTGATTATGTTCTTGGTAACAAAGGAACTCGTCGTCAAGACCCCGAAGTTGCCGATGAGGAAGAGACTTCTCGTGGTCCAGTTCGTGAACTTGATGAAGATCTTCGCACCGAACTGAGTAACCTAAGTTCTTCTAAGTCTTCTTCTTATGATGAAGAGGATGATGACACGATGTCATATTTCGCAAAATTGGCGGAATAGTTATAATGGGGGGAGGGAAACCTCCCCTTTTTTATGGCATCGTGACTCTAGTGTTCTCGGTACGAATGAGCTTCTTATCAACATACTGAGAAGACTTTTCATAATGCATAATAGTTCTCATATCATTTAAGTATTGCTGTAGATAATCTGTTCTTAGCAAGTATATTGACCTTTTCTCTTCGTTCTTTATAGTTTCATATTCGTAATTTCCAATACCCACAACAGGATTTAATGTTGCAGTATAATCAGTCGGATTTGGAATAGTGAAATTGGAATCGACAACCTTACCAGCAGGAAGTATCAGTCTTCCATTCGAATCTTTAACTTCTGTAGTCTCATAATGATGAACGGCATTTAACCGAGTACCATAAATGTTTTCGGCATACCTATAAAGATCTCTATTAGAAAGAGGCCATTCGTCTCTTACATTCACAATACCGGCAGTCATAAGAACCACCCAATCATAATCTGCTCTACCATAAACTGCTTCTGCAACAATGTCTGGTCTCGCACCTTCTGGAATTTGATACTTATTGAATAGTGTGAAAACATTATTTAAGTCATCACGAAGTTTCACACGACGAAATAAATTCTTTGCTCTTACATAATTCTGTGAGGAATTGCTATCCGCAAAAGGTGATTGATATTCTAGATCTGGTAGTTCTCTGAAATAAGACATTTTAGTAACCTACTGCTTGTTTACCAACATTACTATCATAATCTTCATTGTAAATTGGATTCAGTTCAGTAAAACTCAGAGTTAATTTCATATGAACAGGCGTTTTATCTGTATAAGTTGCATATGAACCAGAACCCGTGTAATTCATACTCATATTTGTAAGAGCACAAGGTTTAAACTTGTTTAGATATGGATGATCACGACTTCCGGTTTTATATTTTAGTAGGAAGACCTTCGGAGCAGAAATGAATAGTCCGGCACCTGATGTATTACTACCAGTTTTTGGTGCCATTGATTGTTTGAATATTCTTATAATTTGCTTAACAACATTTGATTCTTCCGAATTTCTTGGAGCAAAATCAAACTCAAATGGAAAGGACCTCAAATTAACACCACTGAATAGTAGTTCTAAGTTTGGATTTAGAACACTTCCTGTAGCTCTTGATAGTAATCCTTCTGGTGTTGTGTTTGCACCTAATGAATTTACTAGTGCTGAAGTAAAAGATTGCTTGACCATTTCTTGCCCACCACCTTTAAGCAACACCTCTTTTCCAGTACCAACAGCACTGTTAATCATACCCATTATTCCTCCACCAAAACCTGAAGATTCGAGAACATTTGTAAATTGTTCGGCACCAAAAGCAGTAAGGGCATTGATATTATCACCACCCCAATTAACCTGGTTGGTATCACTAATATTTGCCGGAATTGGTAATTGTATTGTAAACTTTGCTTTTTGATTGGAATTTTTTTCAGACCCAGTTTTTAATTTAAGATTGTCCTTTTCTGTCTCAAATCCAGGTGGAACATATTCAATAACACCTATCTCCAAGTAGTCATCATCCCTACCAATACTCTTCTGTGGGTATCTAAGCGGTGCAGTTTGAGAAGCAGCAGCAGCATTCTTAAATCCCTGTATACTGGTTGCTTGAACTTCTGGTGAGAAATTGGGTGGAAAAGAAACTGCCATTATCGATTTTTTAATTATTTAGACGAATATTGCCAAAAGGTATCTCTCTTAGGTCGGCAAGTTCTTCTGCATAAATTTCATATAATGGACCCGGTATTTCATCCCAAGTATATTGTCTCATTTTTTCCCAGTGAAAGTTAATACCTCTAAATCCCCACTGGAAAATATTAGTTACTGCGACTAATGGATTTTGATCGTACTGTACATTGGGTGTCTTTGGATTATAAACAAAGACATAATACTTACCAACACTAGGCATCTTTCCACTTTCTTTTATAGCATCCAATATCTCAGTCATTAAATCATCGGGGTCTTCTGTTCCAATTAGATTATCCAAAACACTACGAATGCGATTACTCTTATCACTTGTAGGATTTGGATCTTTTCTTTGTTTGAGAGTCTTTCTTGGCATTATTTGATACCATTCTTATTAATAAATTTTCCACCTTTATTAAGAATAAGATACCTAGAAAGTCCCGTTTTTTCCATAGTTTCAGTCATAGATGCATACACATTCCCATCATAAAGAACTGGTTTCCGATTAGCACTTGGTCTACCTTTCATCATTTCACTATGTTTTTTATGCTTTTCTTTATCAGTTCTATTCCTTTCTGCCATTTTTTTTAAATTTTCTGTGTAGTAAGACATTGGTCTTGGATTATTTTTTAATCTTTCTTTGTGTGTTTTTGAAATTTTTTGTTTTACTTCTTCTGCAACTTTTCTCCCTTTCAAACTTATTTTATTTGCAGCACCTATTTTTGCTTTAATTTCTGGTCTTTTTGTTGGACTATTGTCACCATACATTTTGGGAGGAGAATTACCACCATCAGCAATATTCATTAAAATTCCAGTTCCATCACATTTTTTACCAAACACGGCAATCATATAGATTTCGTGCCTGAATGCTGCTTCTTCGGTTAAATTTTGTTTTAGTTTGATTATTCTATTTTTGTCTTTTGGTGGGATACAATTTTTACCTCTATGATCATATAATCTATTTGCCTTACCTTTGCCAATATAATAAGGTGACCCATCTGCTTTTAAATAAGCATATGTATAATAATCATTCATTTGGATTACTTTTAGTTCTGTTATTATTTATGCCCAAAAAGGTTATCTTCTGTAAGAACTTTAAACTCATATCCTTTATCAGCACACCATTCTTCTGCTGCCTTCCACTTTGCCTGATTCTTAACATATTCATAAACCTCATAGATATATCCCTTTGTCTTTATCTTTTGTGGTATAGGTTCTATT